CATAAGCATAAGTGAAGTATCCGTCTACGAAATTGCCAAACTTTGCCTTTCTTTTCTTAAACGTGTCGTAGATCTTATCATTAGTCTTGACACTCCACACATGAATTCTGTTTGATCCCGATTCAATCGTTGTGGTCTTGTATCTGTTCTGAGTAGGTTTTAAAATACTTGATTCTAACTCTGGGTAGAAAATACGAAAGTCTCTGTAACCTACTCCAATATTTTTCTTGTCTCCCTCTAGAGGCAAACCATTGTTCTTTGCCACTATCATCTTTTCCATTCCTGCTGACGCAATGTCTTCCCACTTATCGTCGTCTAACAGTGACCGCAATACAGTAGGATCTGCTTTAGGTTTACGATCAAGGAGTCCTTCTTCTAATTGCTCCTTGACTAATCTAAAGTCTGTAGCACTCTTGTCTGTCTGAGTGGTGTATTTGTATCCCATTCCTTTTGCATATCTCTTAACCAACCTATGATAGAGTTTTTCTCTGGAGGTTAGTTCTTTGCTTCTCTTTGGATGATCGTGGGGCAGTTCTGTCATCCAATCTGGTTTGTGAGCAGCAAAGTTTAATTCATCCGGTTTCTCTTTCTTCACAAACTCTTTAATGATTGCAATGACTGTAGCAAAGATACGTTGGGCATCCCCCTCTCCAGTCACATCCAAACTAGCATGAGGTCGTTTGGGGTTAGTCCTCTGGAACTTAATGCCCCAAGAAGCTTCGTCATCAGACCACTCGTACTTCTCAAAGAACACGGTGATCTCTCCCTTGTCAGGCAAACCAAACTTACCAATGTAGAAGTTGCTCTGTCTACTAGTAAGAGTATATCTGTATGGTCTATTGAATGCTTCTTCAAGTTGACCGACGTGTGACATTAATTTAAGCACAAAAAAAGACCTAGCAGTTTCCTGATAGGTCTATTTATACTTATTGTGATATCTGTTTATTTCTTACCAGACCATGCCTGCGCACCAAAGAATGCTGCTACGATACCAGCAACAGATACAAAGTATACTGATGCCATCGATCCTAGGATCTCTGCTGCTTGGTGTAGATTTAGCATCTCCGTTGTCATAACCGTAGCAGGATAAAGTAACATCCCCCACAGTGCGAACCAAGTCATACTCCGTTGTGCATCTCGCATCGCATCTTGGTCTTCCAGTTCCTTTCTTCGGAACTCCAGATACAGATCTCTCTCGTCGTCGGCAACCTTACCGTCACCGTTGTAGTCTGCGGGATGATGTCCCGACTTTTGAATATCTTCGTCAGACATTTATCCTCCTAATGGATTGTCTAGTGCTTTTTGGAGTGTGTCCCTAAGATCCTCGTCTAACTTTTCCATTTTCGACTCGATTCTTTCCTCTGTTTCTCGCATCGTATTACGAACATCCTTTTCTGATTCTCTGCTCAGATCAGATAATTCTCTCATCCTCGAATCAATGTCATCCTGTACTGTCTTCACTCGATTGCTAGCATCCTCAGCAACCCTTTCGACACGAATAATATCGTCTCGTAAACTATTTTTGATGTCTCGGGTGTAGTCGATTGCTTCATTCAACTTTGTTTCGATCACGTCGTTGCGCGCATCGATTTGACCCACATCGATGTTCTGGATAATCTCTTTCATATCCATATAGTCTTTGTAGAACTCAAACGCACCCCAAGTGGCACCCCCCAAAGTAGAGAGTGCGGTGACAAGAATCATCATCTTCCCACCTTTGAATGTCATACCACCAAATTCAATTTCCGCCATCGGTCTCCCCTTGTTGCTGATAGACAGATTGGAATTGTAGTCTGCGCAGGTTATTGATCTCTGCTTCTAGTTTCATTACCTCTAGTCTCTTCTTTTGTAATTCTAACTGGTAGAGAGTGTTACAGTTGAGTCTTTGCTTAGGTGCTCCGATCGGTATGTTGATACGAGCATAGACACCCACATCACGCATGAACTGACTGGTATCGTATCTAAAATTGGGGTCCTGAGTTGCCAAGGCATACGTTGGGTCTTCCTGATTCAAAAGTCCTACCACACCAAACTCCACATTAGTAGAAGATCCGATTGCAGCAGAACACTCTAAATCTCCGGCACGAATACGGTCGGATTGGAAACTCTGAGGAGAGTTTGGCATGGACAGGTTTACAGACTGTCCTAGTGCTGAACTACTGACCAGCAGAGTTATCAATAGGAGATAACGCATGTTTTACCTTAGAGCAGATTCGTGATGATACGGAAGCACCAGTATTACCTTCTACCAATAATTTAGAAACACTACAAATATAGACGACTCTGTCTACATCCAGTGCTCGAATGTAAACGTCGACTGCCTTTCTTTTCAGATGTGGAGCATGAATAATCTGATCTGTCGTAGCAAAGTCGACGGGTTTCATATTAACGTCTAGCACTTGCACCTCAAAATAGTCTACGTCCTGCCTAGTATTAAACAAACTCATACGAGTCTGGACAATACCTTCGATATAGGAAATAGACCATTCCGGATATGTTGGTGTCCACTGGTGAGCAAAGGTATTACCGCTCACCAATAGAAGTGCCAGTAAAAGGTATCTCACTGAGCAATACACTCAGCAGTTACGATAGCACGATAAGTTCCACCAGGAAATGCCTTGTCGAAACCATAGTCTGCCTCTGATTCGATAGCAAACCAAGTAGTACCAGCAACAGTCAGATCATATTCGGTCGTGTTGTTGTATTCTACTTTATTGGTATCGTATGAAGACATATTGGTGTCGGACACCTGATCGACACTAACAGCACCAGTCCAAGTCACCGTGTCTGTCAGAGAAGGACTCTGAGAGAATGACTCGGGATAGGAGATGAGTGCCTTGTAGTAATCTGCCTGAGCAACATCAAATCGGACGATAGGTTCTACACCACCGTCAGCAGTATCAGTGCTGAGATTACTCGGAGTCGGGTTGCCGTAGACACCAGTCGTGTCGGTCATAATGACACACTTGGATTCTACATTTCCGACGATTGGAATATCTTCTGCTACTGCAGCTTGAGCATAAACTCCCACCACGCAAGCAGCAAAGAAAATCATCATTACTCTGTTCATTTTACTTTTCCTCGTATTGTGAATTAACCATTTGTTGATGAATTTGGTCCTGAGCTAAGTTGCTTCTTGCTCTGGCATTGTCTTGTATTTCCCCACCGTCAAGGACGATAGTTTCTTCATATCCAGGATCTGGAATATTTCTACTATAGACAGGACTCAGATAGTTGAGTGACACCATTTGACTATGGAGTATCTCTGCTGGTCCCTGCAAATCGTTGAGAACTAGAGTTCCTAGAAGTGCTTCTAGTTCCTGCAACCTCAGTTTTTTCTTTTCTTTGTCTTTCATCCTTTCATATTCACGACGTTCTTCATCTTCGTCACGAAAGACTTGTTCTCTTTCAATAGTGTCCTGCACTAAATCTGGTTCTTCATACTCCGGTGCTTCCGGAAAATCTAACTGCACATAATCTGGGCAAGATGGATTTGCCTGAGGATTCACGACGCACGTGTCGTCGTATCGGTAGGTGAAGATCACACTAGCATCTTCGACCTCTCCATTTCCTTCTATGTCAATGCCACCGTTACCCCATTCCTCTCGGGGAACATAACCTATTGGAACCAAACGTCGAATCGTATTTCCTGGTTGACCCGACCAATCGTTTGCTTCCCTAAAAATGTAACCGTCACCGTCTGTGTTTTCATTGTAAACATAGACGATCATGTCGTCTTCGGGATTCTTAACTGTTGAGTATTGGTACACCACTCCGTTCACTGCTAATCCAGTGTACGCAGGCAGGATGTTCTGTGCTACCCACGAGTAACCGTCGATAGCAGCATTACCACTCACCCCATAGGCAGTATCAGAGTAGGAGTAAGAGGGCGAGAAGACCCATAACACCACCGCTAGCTTTAGCAGTATCTTGTGTTTGTTCATCCATTTCTACTCCGAGTACACTAACCGTTTCTTCTTCTAACTTCTCTGCTTCCCATGCCATCTTTGCTTCGTTTCCGATCAGACCATCGTAGGGGCAAGGTGTTCCAGCATTCATCATAGCATCAAAGACACGTTTATCCTGGCACATGAGGGATACCGCAGCAACCTTCATGCCCATGTCGTAGAGTGTCTTAGAGTTCTTGAGTCGTTCACAGTTCTCGTCGGTAAACTGTGTTCCAGTTGAGATACCGAGGATCTGTGTCTGTACAGCACCTGCTACCCCGAACGTACAAAGGTCCGAGTTAGAAGTATTGATGGTGGGGGAAATGGCAGAAGCAGGAGGAGACTTCAGTTCAGTCGTTGTCTTGCCATTTGTTGTTATTGTGCTTTCCGTTATTACCTCTTGACGAACTGTGTCGTCTTGAGCAAAAACGGAAGTGCACCCCAGAGTTGCAAAAAGCAACAGGGTGTTCCAAAATGGAAATCTGCGTATTACATTCATGACACTACCTTAATCTAAATGTTCAGTTCACATCAGATCTAGCAATGCCAGAATGTCAGGGGTGGTGCATGAAATTCAATTCATTTACGGAGTTATTTATAAGGAAAACTTCCTTAACTTCATTGCTTTTTGGATATTAGGAGTGTTTTCTTCGGGTTCGGGTGTAGTATTGACAGATACTTCTTCGTCAATCTTCTCGACAGCATCCAACCACTTTCGAACTACCTTGTTCTCGGCGAGTTGGACTATTAGGTAATTGCTACCCAGATGTGTGATTGTGCCGACCTCTTCGGATTCTTTGATGACTACTGTATCACCTAAGTCGAATAGATCACCCTTGACGAACTGCTCACGAGTCTCAGAGACGGGTTTGAGTTCTATGTGACGTTTAAATACTGTCTCCTCTTTTAGACCCATTCCATTGCGGACGTCCATGAATAATTTCTTGGCATCCTTGTTGGAAACAGATTTGGGGAGACCTTGTGAAAACGAAGTGAAGTCGTTTTCGGAGGCAAATTGTCTCATTTTACTGGCAGACATACCAGTAACACCTTCGGCATCAGGATCTCTAGCACCAGCACTGGCAATGTCCAATGACTGGAAGTTGTAGAAACCGTGACGACCTTCTTTGTTGTTATACTTGGTGAGCAGAGTGTTAAACTCTGTCACTCGATCACTACCCACAACCATGACGACACTCTTGTATCCCTTCTCAAAGAGAAAGGTTGCAGCATCGAATACGGTCCGGATTTTCTTATTGATCATGACACGACGAGCATGACGAGGATACATCTTACGAATATGCTTGACCTTTGCGTTGTAGTTCAGAGGATTCTTCTTCTTATCCTGTGACTGAGTAACAAACACGAAGTAATCATTCTTGCCTGCTTGAGAGGCAAGTGCATCTAAGAGTTTCTCATGACCTGTCGTCGGAGGATTCATTCTACCCAACGTAAAGTAGGCAACCTTATCCTCTTCGATCAAATAGTTTTTAAAAGAGTGAATCATATGATTACTTAGTACTACTTGTCGTTGCCCTTCTGTGCTGCGGATCGACGTTCTTTGTCTATCTTTCGCATCTGAGGAATGAGTTTCTTTGCTGCTCGGTCGATCGCTGACTTCTTCTTCGCCAATCTCTTTTCAAGAGCAGCACGTTGTCCCATAGACATATCACTCTTTGCTGTTCCCTTTGACATCTTTTTAATGAAGTCTGTCCTTGCCTGTTTCTGAGCACGTTTCTTCAGAATATCCATACTGGGTGCTTTGCGGAGCGCACGCTTCTTTGCCATCTGAATTCGTTTAGACATTCTCTTCATGCGCTGACCTGCTTTCACACGTTGCGCATTAGAGAGAACTTCGTCGAGTTCTTCTTCAGTTGACTCATGCATTGCACCATTCTTAAGACGTTTCCGCCGATATGCTGCTAGTTCGTCATCCAGTTGAGCATAGTCTACTGTGACAAAATCTGAGAATGATAGGTTTTTGAATTTATCGTCCATTGTTAGTTCCTACTAGGTTTATCCCATCCTTTAATAATATCGGGGGAAAAGTTGTTGTATGAAAATTCCATACGGTCAACCAACTTCACCGCGTCACCACCAAGTTTATCGATTGCAACGAATCCTTCCGCACCCGTTACGTGGTATCCTCTTGAAGACTTGACAAATGTGTCAATGCCTGTAAGAGCATTTAACTTCTTAATGAGTATGAGTTTGGCATTCACCAAATTCTTTTGCAATTCAAACATTGCAATCAAACTCATTGTATTCTGTTTGGAGAAGAATGCCATCATCTCGTTCATCTTTTTCTGTTGTGCTTTCTTCCCTGCTTCCGAGGTTCTCTTTGCCTTCTCTTTCTTGAACCTAGCAGCAATCCATTTCTGTAGTCCAATCACATGACGTCTAGAGTCTGGAAGCAACTCACCCTTGCGAACAAAGGTGTTATTATACTGCTCGATCAGTTGTTGTAATTCTTTCTTGTCCCCAAGTTGTCTCAGTGTGCTAGATGATATCTGTCGGAACAATTTTCCTGCCTGAGACAAGTATCCATCCACTGCCTCCGTTTCCTTCTTGTTCATCGTCGCCACACTCACATCCCGCAACATCGCGTCTTGTGACCACACCTTTCGTGTCTTCCGGAGACCAGCAACGTTCACACCGTATGAAGCCGTCATACTCTCGAAAGAGTCCCCGATATAAGTTGTGTGCCATACAATACCTATCCTTGCATTGAGCAAATCTCTTGCCTGATCTGTGGGTACTGCGTAAACAATGGTGTTCGGATGAAACGTGACATACGGAACACCTTCTATCTTCTTCTTAGTCAGATCTCCTGGTCCAAACAAGAAGTCTCCCTGTATGACACCCTTGATGCCAAGAGCAGGGAGTTCCTCAAGGGCAGCGTTGAGTTTATCTGCTAAGTCACCAGACGTATCTGCATCAACGTCTGCTTTTGTCTTGTAAACCTTTGGGTTCTTATTGAAGATACCCTTCTTCGCAACAAAGAACTTACCGTCCCGTGGATCGATCCCCGCAAAGATTGCTGGTGCTCCGTCCCACTTCACCGACAGTGTGCTACTAGTTTTACCCTGCAGCATATTACGCAACTCTCTGAGTGCGTTGATTGCCTGTCGTGTTCCGTTCACTCCACCGTAGATCACTTGATCTTCGATGTGAGTCATGTGGGTATTTTTACCCTCCGACAGTAACTCCATTGTTGCGAATGATAGCATATTACTCTGCGTCGTGCTTGATAATGAAGTTTATGTTGAATGCATATGGTCTAGTGTAATCATCCCATCCGTCTAGTTCTGTCGTCATCTCAGTATCACTCAGTGAGGTATTGACATTCGTAGTAGCACTGTGGGAGTGGGTGCCATTATCCTGGATTGATGTGCTGACACTCGTACTGGCACTAAAACTTGCATTCGACATATCCACTTCGTGTTTGTGAATTCCCGCATAACCAGTTTGAGCACTACCAGTGTCTGGGTTATGATACATTCTACCACCGGACCTCGATCCGTCCACATCGGCAGCATCCCCAAATCTGTGTCGGTGCTCACCCGCAGCTTCGGTATTGAATTTACCACTACCACTAACAGATGTTGAAGCACTACTCGTAGCAGTATGATTGTGCGATCCGTTACTGTTGACAGTAGTCGTTGCAGTACTCGATACACCCATACCATGAGTCGTCGTTGCACTCAGTCCAGTAGAGGTTGGATCTGCGGTCATCTGATTGAACAGTCGACCTGTCTTACCGTCTAGTGGATCCATTCCACTACCGCCATCACCTCCTGGGAATCGACCCCTGAAGTCTGGCAGTGTTCCAGTAACATATCCTGAGTAAGTGGACTGAAGATGCGCATGAAGTAGTGGGTAACGAGTGTGATCGAATGTGCCACCACGACAAAGAAGGTATCCTGTTGGGGCAGTGCCCCCCATCCACATTGTGATAGAACCAGGAGGCATTGCTTTATTCTCAGCGTCGAGGACTACCTGTTCATTATCCTGAGCAACGTCTCCGATTTTATACCACTTGCCTCCTGTGCCAGGAGATTCAGAATCTGCCCATGCAAGTGCTACTGTCTCGGCAATGGTTTGTCCAGCAATACCGATCCATGTCGCATTTGCTACTGCCTCTGAATCATTGACATAAACATCACCATTGTTTGGATCTGCCACAGAGTCAACATCGACTGCAGTTCCACCCTTAAATGTGAGACTAGAAGGAACCGACATTCTCTCTTGAACATAATCAGAGTCGACGAATTCCTGTACACGAGATTCACGATAGTAGAGGTTATTTCCACTTGGTCCTTCTGGGACCACATCTGTGCTCAGTCCAGTGTAGAAACTATCAAAGTCTCCGCCAAGACTGTCTATATGTCCAAGGAGGAGATTCAAAAGATTGCCAGATGCACTATCTAATAGATTTTGTCGTTTATCGTCTAGACTGTCTAGAAGATGCTTGATCTCTCCTAGTCCAGTACCACCACCGCCGAGTGACGATAGTTGTTGTTGAATACGAATAAGGATCGTACTCATTGACTGACTCAGTTGTGCCTGAGTTACAGGATCAGTGGGATCCCCGAGGACCTCAAAGATTTCTTGTTTGGTGGGCAGTAACTCATTCTCTTTGATTACAGTGTTAGACAATTTCTGAGAAGCAGCAACGTATGATTTAACTCTTGCTTCTTGAAGTTCTGCCATTCTCTCTTCAGACAATTTGAAGTCTTTAGTCTCTACTAGTTCGGGAGTCTCCAGAACCTGCTCAGTTACTACCTCGACAAACTTGTCTTGAACATCAGAAGCAACGTCTTCGATAGTTTCCACTTCCTCACCGAACACATCCCGAGCAATCTCATTGATAAGACGGGCACTAATATTCGACGCAAGTGATTCTACCAGATCAGGTTCCTGCTCTGGTTCTTCTTCAGAAAGCATTTCGATCTTCTTGGGTTTGTGATACTTACCAAAATCTAGATCTTCTCGGCCTTGCTTGTGCTCTGAGAGTTTCTGTTCATCAGATTTGTTAGACTCAAAGAGTTCACTGGCAATTTGCTCTGAAAGAGAACCAATGTTCTTTTCAGCATCAGAAAGCAGTTTGTTTATTTTCTTATCTTTCATATTTAATCTCGTTATGCAATTACGTCAAGGTCTAGTCTGTCTTCGTAGGGTCTCAGTTTCGGTAGTATCAATGTCTTGCCAGAAGGCACATCGATCCACTTGAATCTGAAATTTCTTATTTTAATTTCTGTTTTTCTAGAAATCGACCCGCCTTCTGTACTAAATTGTAGATAGATGTGTTTGATATACTGGTTGTTGGTTTTCATGTAATTGATGAATCCAGAATCGTATGTAGCA